GATGCCATCATCGCGTTGTGTCGAATCGCGCGGTCCCATCTTCACTCGGACCTGGACTATTCGGTGATCCAGGATTTGGATCAGCTCGAACAGGACATCCGCCGGATCGAAAGCGGTCCCGACGCGGCCGGCGGATCAGGCGTGGCCCCCCGCCCGCGTGCCGTCTGAGCGGGCGGGAAGTGCAGATTCTTCCAGACTCTGGAAGAATCTAAGTGCTCGCGCCGGATTTTCCGGCTTTTCCTCTTGCTAAGGATTTACCGATTGCCGAAATTGTAAATAGTAAATCATAAATCGTAAATACTATTCGGGGCCGGGCAGGGCCATACGCACCTGCGCGGCCCCGCAGAGCTGCCTCTCTGCTTCAGACGTTGCCCTTTTTTATTGAGTGGAACGAAATGGCTCTTACGAGCACCAGCACGTTGACCGACGCTTTGAGCCAGTACAAGAACAGTCTGGCCTGGTGGGAGTCTGCGATCAAGGCGTCGAGTCTGCTGGAGGCGGTGCTCTATCTTTTGGCCTGCAAGCCGGAAACGATCGCGGCGGCGGACCAGAGCGTGAGTTTCGCGTCCCTGGAATCGTTGCGGGGGACGCTCGAAAAGCAGGTCGTGAACCTGGGATCGGCGGCCCAGCGCGTCTCGTTCACATCGGGAAAGATGTTGATGTAAATGGGCAAGAGCGTCACCATCCTGGGTTCTGACGGCCGGCCGGTTCGCACGGCCCGGCAGCGGACCCAATCCGCCGACGGCCGCCATGAGATCGTCATGGACGGGATCGGCGGCGCCTACGCGGCTACCGGCTATCATTCCCGCTCCATCGCGGTCAGCGAAGGTCAATCCTATAGCCAAGGGTCCGGCGAGCAGCATCAGCGGTTCGACCGCCATATCCTGGTCGATGAGTCCCGCGGCCTGGACCGGGACAATCCACTGTACGCCTCTATCATCGACACCGCGATCACCTATATCCTCGGCTCCGGTTTTTCACTTCAGAGCGAGCCCAAAATCGAGCAGCTCTGGAACGATTGGTGGCGGTCCCCCGAGATCACGAACCGGCTCAGCGGCGGCGAGGTCGAGCAGATGGTGCTCCGGGAGATCATCTTGTGTGGGGACCACCTGATCGTCAAAACAAAAAAGGGCCTGATCGATCTGATCGAGTCGGAGCGGCTGGCCCAGGGCAATCGGACAAGTACGGGGATCGCGACGGACAGTCTCGGCCGGCCCACGCGTTTCTCCGTCTGCGCCTATGGCAAGAATGGGATGCTCAATTATAGCAAAGAGACGCCGTACAAGGCGGATCAGGTGATCTTCTTAGCCTGTCCCCGGCGGCCTTCGGAGCTGCGGGGGATGCCCATCCTCCAGAGCACGTTCGCCATGCTGCACCGCATCAACGATACCTGCGACGCGGAGGCGATCGCGATGCAGCTCCAGGCCCGCTTAGCCATTGCGATCAAAAAGACGCAGGCGGCGCAAATGGGCTACCTGGAGAGCAAGGACGATGCGGGGCAATCGACCACGGAGGACACCGGCGCCTTCACGACCCGGATCACGGAACTGAAATACGCGATCATCGCCCACCTGGAGCCGGATGAGGACGTGACCACGATCGAGCGGAACATCCCCGGCAAGGATTTCCCGCAGTCGCTGCGGATGTTCCTGCGGCTGATGGGTCTGCCGTTGGGGATGCCGCTGGAGCTGGTGCTCCTGGATTGGACCCAGAGCAACTACAGTCAGAGCCGGGCCGTGATCCAGCAGGCCTACGAGCGGTTCGTTAAATGGCAGACCAAGCTGATCGCTTTTTTCTACGATCCCCTGCTCCGCTGGAAGCTCGCGCAGTGGGAGGAGCAGAAACTGCTCGGGAATAAGGCGGCGAAAAATGTCAAGTGGGAATGGATCACGCCGACCTCGCCCTGGATCGATCCGCAGAAGGAAATGGAGGCGGTGGGCCTAAAATTGGATCGCGGCCTGACCACGCACGGTCGGGAGTGCAAGGCATTGGGGATCGACCGTAACGACGTCAACGATGCCCGCGAGGCGGAGATCCGCGACGCGATCAAGCGGGTGCAGAAGATCAAGGAGGACACCCAGGTGGCGGTCCCTTGGCAGGTCTTCGCGGGCGCCGTGACGGCCCCGGCGGCGAAGAAACCGGAGCCGGCTCCGGCGGCGGAAAATGACAAAAACCAACCGGGAGTGGATGAGAATGCCTGAGAGCAAGATTGAAGTGGGCCTGCTGACGGAATTGGCGATGGAGCCGTGGGCGATGGAGCCGGGCCGATTACAGAGCCTTTTCCTCCGGGTCCGCGACCAGGCGGCGGCCTTCGCCGCCCTGGCGAAAGTCTCGATCGACCGCCCCAAACCCGCGCTGCGCGTCGATGGCACGATCGCCATGATTCCAATCAGCGGGATTCTGATGAAGCAGGTCCCGTCCTGGATGGCCTTTTTCGGGATCGACGGCACGGCCTACAGCGACATCCGCGACCTGGTCAACCAGGCGGCGGACGCCAAGCAGGTGACGGCGATTCATCTGGTGGTGGATTCGCCCGGGGGCACGGTGGCGGGCGTGGCGGACGCCGCCGCGGCGATCCGGTCCGCCCGCAAGCAGAAGCCGGTGACGGCCCACGTCCAGGACCTCGCCGCCTCCGCCGCTTATTGGCTCACCGCGCAAGCCGAGCGGATCACGGCCGACCTCAACGCCGAGATCGGCAGCATCGGCGTCTATACCGTCTACGATGATTTCTCCCGGTTCGTCGCCAATGCAGGAGTGGTCGTCCATGTCATCGCCTCCGGAGAGCACAAGGGCATGGGAGTATTCGGGGCGGCCATTACGCCCGCTCAGATCGCGGCGGTCCGCGAAGTCATTGATGGGATCGCTGCGAATTTTCGTGATGCCGTGGCTTCTGGTCGCGGGTTATCCGCCGCCGAAGTCGAGCTCCTTTCGACGGGCCAGCTCTGGGAGGCCAAGGCCGCCCTCGCCCATAAGTTGATCGATGGGATCGGCCGGCCGTCCGCCGGCCAGAATCCGCAATCCGAAATCCAAAATCCGAAATCACAAGAAGGAGTACCGAACGTGGAAACGACTACCCAACCCCAAGCAGCGGCCCCGGATATCGAGAAGATGAAGACGGAGGCCGCCGCGCGGGAACGGACCCGGCTCACGGAAATGGTCGCGGCGTTCCCGAAGGACCCGAAATTCGCGATGGAGCAGTTCTCCGCCGGCGTCACGGTCCAGGAGGCCAAGGCCGCTTATTGCGACACCCTGATGAACGCCCAGAAGCCGGAACCCGATGAGGAAGGTGTGGCGGGCACGCCGGGATATCAGCACGGCGGGTATCAAGGGGGCAGTCCGGGTCCCGGTTCGGCCGGCGGATTCCTCCCGGCCGTGCGTTCCTACGCCCGCGAGCGCAAATGCAGCCGGATCGCGGCGATTCAGGCCGTCCGGACCGAGTCGCCGGATCTCTACGAGAAATTCCGCGCCGAGTCCCGGCCGCCGATGGTCCACGGCCGCTGCAAACGCGTCAGCGTGGAGTTGGGCTCCTGATCGAATCAGTGGTCATCTGATCGAAAGGGCCGACGATGGCCGAGCAAACGAATGGCACGATGGGATTTCCGGTAGCCGCCGCAGTGACCGCGTTTCGGCGGGTCAAGCTCGACGCGGCGGGCCGGGTTGCACACGCCGGCGCCAGCGACTACGGAATCGGCGTCGCGCAATTTGCTCAGGTCATTCCCGGCCTGCAAGTGGCGGTGCGGTCCTGGCACGAGGGATCGCTCATCATCGAGGCGGCCGGGGCTATCACCGCCGGGGAGGAGGCGTTCGCGGCCTCCGCCGGCCGGATCGCCGCCACCGGAACGCTCCTGATCGGCACCATTTATACGGCCGCCAGCGGGGCGGGCAGCGTGGTCGAGGTCTTCCCGCATCTCGGCGTCATGCAATCGTCGAGCAGTATTTCAAGCAGCTCCTCCTCCTCCAGCAGCAACTCCAGCTCCTCGAGCACTTCCTCCTCATCGACCAGCTCCTCGTCTTCGAGCCTGTCGGTTTCCAGTTCGACGAGTTCTTCATCTTCGAGCCTGTCGGTTTCCAGCTCGACGAGTTCCTCTTCGTCGAGCCTGAGCAGTTCCAGCTTTTCATCGTCCAGTTTAAGTTCCGTCAGCCTGTCATCGAGCAGTTCTTCGAGCGGGTAGCCGGCTCATAGACAATCAAAGGAGATTGAATCATGGCAGAACAAAGACAATGGCCGATCGCGCTGCCCGCCGCCTCGGCGGTCACCGCCTTTCGGCGAGTGCGTTTGAACGCGGCGGGCCGGGTCTCGCACGCGGGCGCGAAGGATTACGGGATCGGCGTGGCCCAAGCCGCCCAGGCCACGGTGGGCAAGGACGTCACGATCCGCGGGTACGACGAGGGCACGGTCAAAATCGAGACCTCCAGTCTCATCGTGGCCGGCAAGAGGGTCTACGCCTCCGCCAACGGCTGCGTGGCGGCCACGGGCACAGTGTTGATCGGGACCGCCTATAAGGGCGCTTCAGGCAGCGGCTCGATCGTGGAGGTCATCGTCCACCGGGGCCTGCTCCAGTCGTCCAGCTCCTCCTCGTGGTAGGAACGGAATAGAAAACAGCGATTCGGTTCGAAAGGAATCCTCCGCCGGCGGCGGAGTCTAAGGAAAGGACATCATCATGTCAGTACAGTACACGGGTTTCAGCACGCCGCGCGAGGATTTGGGCATGGCGCTGCACGAATTCGATCCGTCGTCGCAGGGGCTGATCGCGACGCAGGTCCTGCCGATCCGGGCGGTGCGGAAGCAGGCGGCCAATTTCAGCATGATCTCGCGGGAGAACAAGAAGAACGCGGAGCGCGTGAAGCGCGCCGCCGGCAGTGCGTTCGCCCGCGTGCACATGCGGGCGGAGGATCTAGCCTATGCCTGCGAGCTCTACGGCCTGGAGGCCCCGCTCGCCGACGAGGACCGGGACAACTACGAGGACGACTTCAACGCCGAGATGGAGCTGACGCAGTTGATCAACCTGCTGCTGCTGCTCGATCTGGAGATCGAGGTCGCGGCGCTGGTCTTCAATACGGCCACGTGGACGGGCGGCGGCCTCTACGTGGACCACAACGCGGCCCCCTGGGACGCCGCGGCCACGGACATCATTGCCCAGGCCGAAGAGGCCAAGGAATACGTCCGGCAGAACTGCGGCCAGCCGGCCAACGCCCTGGTCATCAGCGCCAAGACGCTCTCGAACATGCGGCTCAATACCGGGATCAAGGGCGCGTTTCCCGGCATCGCGACGCTGACCTATTCCGCCCTGATCGGCAATCTGCCGGGCATTCTCGGCATCGAGCGAATCCTCGTGGGCGGCCAGGTCTACGACACGGCGGACGAAGGACAGGCCTCCACGATGGCGGATATCTGGCCGGACGATTACGCGATGTTCGCCCGGCTCAATAGCTCGGCAGACAGTCTCTGGGCGCCGGGTCTGGGCCGGACGATGGCCTGGCGGTCGGTGTCCTCCGATCTGGTCGCGACGGATCAGTACCGGGAAGAGCAGACAAAATCGGACATCTTCCGCGTGGAGCACGCCCTGGATCCGCTGATCCTCAATAAATACTGCGGGTTCCTGATCAAGATCGACGCGTAACATGGGTCCATCCGCGGCCGAATCGGTCGGAACAGCAGTGCGACTTTTTTTGAGGATTTCGGACATGGAGACGAATCTCGAAGGCTGGCTGGACAGTCCCGTTACCCAGGCGGTGATCGAGCAGATCGCCACCCGGGTGACGCAGCAGGTGATCGAGACGCACATTCAGTGCTGTCCGCACGGCCAGATGTTGAGCAAGGGCCGGTCGATGCTCATCGGCCTTTGCATCGGCAGCGGGGTGGCGGGCGGCGGCGTCGTCGCCCTGGTGTCCAAAATGCTGATGGGGATATGAGCGATGAGCGATGCCGCCGTCACGATGGATCTGGCCGCCGAGGCGGCGTGGGTGAGCCTGGACATCGAGCCGATCACCTACACGCCGATCGGCGGCGCCGGTCTGGCCCGTTCCGCCCTCGTGCGCCGGCTGGTGCCGCAGGAGATTTCCGGTCTGGGCCGGGCCCCGGAAGCGATGGTCACGTTGCGGAATCATGCCGCCGCCGGCCGCCTGAGCTCGAACGTGGATACCGGCGGGGACAGGATTTCCTGGTCTCCGAAACGCGGTGCGGCCGCGAAGGTCTCACGGGTCCTGGAAATCGTCTCGGCAAACGGCGGTTTCGTGACGGTCCTGGTCGGGTGACCCATTTGATGTTTGATTTTTGATGTTTGATTTTTGATTTTCGCTGGAATCATGGCAGATAGTGCACTACTGGCGGTTCGGTACGATCATGCGGCTTTGCAGGGATTGGCCCGGCAGGTGGCGGGGATTCGGGGCGGTCTTGCCCGAGTCGTGCCGGCGGCGCTCAATCGCACGGCCGCATGGACTCGCACGCGGCAGCGCCGGGAAGTGGCGAGCCAATGCCGGATCAAGGTCCGGGCGGCGGACCGACTCCTGCGGACCGACAAGGCCGGCGCCGCCAAATGGAACGCCCAGTGCGAGATCCTGAATCGCCGGGTCGGGATCGGCAAATTCATCGCGCGGGGAAAGGGGCACGTCACGGCGCAGTTTCCGAGTGGTCTGTCCCTGAGTTATCCGCGCCATTTCCAGGCAATCATGCCCACCGGTCATAAAGGCGTATTCGTACGGGCCCGGGTCGTCAAGCCGGGGATCAGTATCCGCCGGCCGGAACACGTCGGCCGGGGCCGCCACGGCTGGTACAAGTACGCGACGGAATTGCCCATCTACGAGCAGCGGGAGCGGCTCGGCATCGTGATGCGGATGGATTGGCTGCCCGCTCTACAGATCGCCGGTTCGGCCCAACTGCAAAAAGAGATTGACTCGAAAATCGCCTGGGTGACGGCAAAGGGAAAAGGGTAATCATGGCCGCTTCGATTCGCGAACGGATTTCCGAATGGCTCCGCACGGAGGCGGCGAAGATCTCCGGCGTCACGGCCTTGCGGCCGAAGCGCGTCTTCTGGACCGAGGAGCTGACGAAGGACTTGACGGCCGTGATCCGCCAGCGGTCCTGCCTTATCGATGATGCGGATAAGACTGACCTGATTTTCGAGCAGGAATACAAAATCACGATAGCCGTGATCGATCGGGACACGGCGGCCGCCTCGCTCGACACCCGGATCAATCTCGTCATGGCGGCGATCGTCAAGGCCCTGGCGGCGGACCCGTCCTGCGGCGGCCTCGCCGATTCGAATGGCATGACCCTGAAGGAGATCGTCTCGCTCCAGGAGGATAGCAACGAGCCGCTGGCGCCGGGCGTCACGGGCGAGAGCCTGCTGCTGCAAGTTAAATTTTCCACGTTGAAAACAGACCTCAGCGCCGCCGGCGGTGTCTGACGAAAGGAGTAATCCATGCTCGGTAAAGGAACCACGCTGACCGGCTCGGTGACGGGCCTGATCGGCCACATCCGGAACATCAACTTCGAGGGCACCAAGGTCGACAACCTCGACAACACGGACGCCGACACCCCCGGCTATCACCGCACGTTCGAGCCGGGCCTGATCGACTCCGGCCGCTTCACCTGCGAGGTCCTCTACAACGCGACCTACGCCTGGGCGGTCCTGGCGGCGCTGAAGAACCGCGTCACGGAAAGCTGGAAGGTCCAGTTCGCCGACGGCCGCCGCCGGTGGTTCTGGGGCTATCCCGACGATAGTTCGCTCGCGGGTCCGCACGATGCCCTGGTCAGTTACAATTTCGGCATCAAGATCACCGGGGCGATCACGAGCAGTTCGTCCTCCTCCAGCAGCTCGTCGAGCCTGTCCTCCTCCAGCAGTTCCTCGGCCTAAACGAAAAAAGGGGCACCACGGAGACACGGAGAACACGGAGAAGAAAGAATAAATGTTTTCCGGTTTTCTCTGTGACCTCTGTGCCTCGGTGGTGAATAGTAAAAGGAGAAACGACATGACACTGACGCGCGAGCAAATCTTGGCGCACCAGAAACTCAAGCAAAAGAAGGTGGATTTCCCGGCCCTCGGCGGCGAGATGCTCTTCCAAGAGATGGGGGCGGACGACTGGGAGAATTTCGATCGCAAGGCCCCGAACTATTCCATCCGGCTGTTCATCGCCGGGGCCATCGACGAGAAGGGGATCAAGCTCTTCAGTGACAAGGACGTCAATCACTTAGCCGGCAAGGGCGCCCACCTGATCGAGAAGGGGGCCCGGGCGGTCCTGGAGCTCTGCGGCGTACTGCCGGAGAGCGAGGAGGAGATCCTAAAAAACTCCAAGCCGACCCCGCCCGCGCCCAAGAATGGCGAATCGCCCTCGGCCTGAACCGGACCCGGGCGGAGCTGCTGGCGGGCGTCACCTGCTCGGAACTGGCGACGCTGCGGGTCCTCGACGGGGTCCGGGCTTTCGGCGAGCGGCGGGCGGATTTGCGGGCGGCGAAATTGGCGATGCACGTAGTTGCCTGCCTGCGGTCGAGCAAGAGCGGCGTCGTGCACCTGGAGGAGTTCCTCCTGCGGAGCCTGGACGATCCGGAGCCGGAGGAGCGGAACTTCGACACGCCTGAGCGGTTCGACGCCCAGGCGGGTTTGGTCTGAAATCAAAAATCAACAATCATAAATCATAAATCACATGGCCGACACCTGGCAAAAATCCGGCATCGAGTACATCGTCAAGGACTCCACGCGCACGGGCGTAGCGGGCGTGCAGAAGAGTTTGCAGACCCTCGAAAAGACCGCCCAGGGCGTCAGCAAGATGCTGGGCACGGCCCTGGCGGTCGGCGTCGGCTACGTGGGAATCTCCAAGCTGGTCAGCGGCTATCAGGAGGTGGCCCAATCGATCAGCGACACGGCCAAAGCGGCGGACATCCTCCAGATCTCGACGGAGAGCATGAGCGGCCTCAAGTACGTGGCGGAGCAGTCGGAGGTCGCGGGGGCCTCGATGGTCACGTTCCTGGAGCGGCTGACCCGATTCGGAGCGGAGGCGGCCCAGGGTACGGAGGCGGCGCGAATCGGCCTGCAGCAACTGGGACTCAGCGCCAAAGAGTTGAGCGAGACCAGTCCTGATCAGGCGATTCGCAAGCTGGCGGACGCCTTCCAGACGATCCCCAACGCCTCGGACCAGATGCGGCTCGCGTTCGACATCTTCGGCCGGGGCGGCGCCGAGATGCTAAAGGTCCTGCGTCTCGGCAGTGCCGGGATCGATGAGATGATGGTCCGGGGCCAGAAGTTGGGCGGGGTCTTGACCGAAGTGGACGCGGCCCTGGCGCACCAGGCGGAAGTCGCCTTGAAGGAACTCCGCACGATTAAGAAGGCGATCCAGGACCAGCTCGTGGTGCAGGTGGCTCCCTATATCGCGGCGTTGGCGGGCCGTCTTGCGGACGCGGCGGCGGCCGGCGGCGGGTTCGGCGAGACGGTGACGAGTGCGATGGAATCCGTCGCGGTCGCGGCGGGCAAAGTGCTGGATATCCTCATCAAGATCGAGAACATCAAGAACTCGGTGGCCCTGCGCGCTTACGACGCCGCCTTTAAGAAGGATGTCTTCGATACCACCAAAGAGGTCTACGCGGACCAGATGAAGCGGGAGGGGAAACAGCCTTGGAGCCTGCTGGGCAAGGGCGGGGTGAGGTACGAGAACCGCTGGGCCCAGGCGGAGGAGATCGTCCGCAAAGACCGGACTCCCGCCTACGAGGCGGGCCGGGCCCCGCTGGTGCAGGAGGCGAGCAACGCCGAGCAAACCAAGACCTATTTCGCTCAACTTCGCCAGCGGGCCCAGGGGATCCGTGAGCAGGCGGAGACGGAGGCCCGGATCAAGGAATACGGCCGCAGCCCGATGGCAGTTTCGAATCCAGCGGGAGTGATGCCGACGGAGCAGGAGATCAAAGACGCCGAGCAGGCCATCCAAGAAGAAGAGCGAGCGGTCCGGCGGGCGGCGGAGGGGATGCAGCGGCTCCGGGACCGGGTCTCGGAGATGGACGCCGCGACGGAGACGGAGATCGAGGTGGTGCGGCGGGCGGGGGACGCCCACGGCAAATTGGGCGAGATCGTGCGTTACGAGATGACGGTCCGCGAAGCCTATGGGGATAGTGTCGATGAGGTGACGCGGCGCTTGGAGAATCATCGCCGCGCGCTGGAGCTCCTGTCCCGGGTCGAGTTTTCGAACCGGTCGCTCGATGACCTGGGCCAGACCTTGACGGACATCGCGTTCGACTTCAAGAACGCCAGCCAGTACGCGGAGCAGTTTTTCAACACCCTCGCCCGCCGCGCGACCAACGAATTTATCATGCAGCCCTTCATGGATGCGATCAAGCCGGGCGTCGCCTCGCTCTTTGCCGGCGGCGGTCGTCAAAGTTACGGCAGTCTCGATACCTCCGTCGGCTCGAATTATCAGGCGCAGTCTGATTTCTACGGCTATAGCGCCGAGGTCCATCACGCGGGCGGCGGGGTTGGGGATGCTGGTCAGACCCGCTATCTGCCCGTGGGCGCTGCCGATCGCTATCTCGCTTCGAACGAGCGGCTGATCGTGGCGCGGGTGGGCGAGGAGGTCCTGACCGAGCAGGAATCCCGCCGCCAGCGCGTCGCCGTCTATCATGGCGGGGGCATCGTCGGCGGCTCGGCCGAGGCGGCCAGTGTCCCGGCATCGGGCGGTGCCGCGGGCCGGCCGGACAAAGTCGAGGTCCGGATCAGCAACCCGCCGGGCAGTCCGCTGGAGGCGACGGGCGCCCAGATCTCCTTCGACGGTCCCACGATGATCGTCGGCGTGATCCTCGACAACATCCGGCGGGGCGGCGTGATGCGGGACCAGATCCGCATGACGGCGCGGGGGGGGTAGGCGATTTATGATTTACGATTTACGATTTACGATTGAGGGAAGATGCTGATGTCGTCCAGCTCGATTTCATCCAGCCTTTCATCTAGCTCGCTCAGCTCCCTGTGTGTGTTATATTGGTAGATCTTTTTTTAGTGATATTGTTTCTTGTGTT